TAGATATTAATAGGTTTAATAAAATGGGTGGAATTTCCACCTGTTACATAATATAAAAAATAAAATAGAAGGTACATATTGAACATAATAGAAGAATACAGGAGAGTAACAGAAGATATAGCTGTAATAAAAAGTTGTCTAGTATCTATTAACAGAGATATAAATTAATATACGTAGATAGACCAGAAGATATGAAGACTGGTATCAAAAGTTTGTTGTAGAGAAATATGGTGAGCAAAATACCGAGAAACTTGAAAAAATAGTCAAGAATAAATCAACTGGTTGAAAACAATATCAGAATTACAAATCTACCTTAGGCAAAGAAGCTCCACAGACATTTGAAGAATTCAGAATGATAAAATATTTTGATGGTAAAATACCGGAAGAAAAAATAACTGTTGATAATATTGAAAAATCAAAACATAATAATGGTAATGAATGGGAAAAGTTAAAACTAACTTACAAAGACAAAGAACCAGAAATTATGCAGTCAGAGGAAAAAGAAATAGTTGAAATTTAAGAAGCACTTGCTAAATAAAAAATAGTAGGTGCTTTTTTAAAAAATTTTATTAATTGACAAATTATCCTAAATTATATATAATTTAGACATTATAATTATATATTTTAGGAGATGTAAATCATGGTATGTAAAAAGTGTGGTAGCATGGATATTACTACAAACAGTGTTAGTGAAGTTCAACGTAGAGGATGCCTTACTGTAATATTTTATTTAATTTTGTTGTGTATACCAATTATAGGATGGATAGCATTATTTAGCCTTATTAGGGGTAGAAAATCTGAGATTAAAACAATATGTGTTTGTAATTTATGTGCTCATAAATGGCAAATTTAGCTAAAGACTACTAAAATTTCAGTAGTCTTTAGCTTGCAAAATATTTCAATAAAATTGAGCACTTAAAATAGTGCTTTTTAATTAATAAATTGTATTATTTCGACAAATATTTTATAATAAAATCAAAAAGGAGTTTTGCATGAAAAGGCTTAAAGATGTGTTAATCGGAGTAATTATTGGTTGTGTTCTGATGATTTCAAATCCTGCATTGGCTGATACTATATTGACTAAAATAGATGTAATTTTTAACGGAATTAATGTTCAAGTTAATGGTAAAGATGTTGAGGTCAATAGCATTTTATATAAGGGTTCTACTTATTTACCTATGCGCAAGGTTGCTGAATTAGTCGGAAAAGATGTTGATTGGAATAATGATACTAAGACAGCTAATATTGTTGAAAAAAGGTGGTAAAAGAAAATGATAATTTAAATAAGGAATATAAGATAATTCAAACAAGAGAAAAAGATAACCAAATTGAAATACTACAAATAGGAGATAAAAAGTATTATGAGTTATAGTATACAAAGCATTTGCTTTCAAGTTATGGTAGCGGTAGTTGGGATTTATTTTATAGTATAGAAACGAAAGATACTGTAACTTATAACCCTGACACTAGAACAACAAAGTATATTTTAGTAAAAAATACTTCCAATAATGGTTATAGTAATAATGAAATCTCAATTGATAATATTCCAATTACTAACTATGAAACTAAAGAGTATCATGAAAAAAAACTATATTTCTCAGGAATACTATGAAAACACTATATTGCCATTAATTAATGAAAAAACTGATACTAATAAAACTGATAATAGTGGAGTTAAAGATTACAAAATACTTCAAACAAATACATCAGATAATAGATTAGAGATTGTGCAAATAGGTGAAGAAGTATACTACGAATTAAAGTATTTTTATGATTTGATTTCAAAATTCACATTTTACAATAGCAGTAATGACGAAAGCACTAATATAAAGCACTTGTATTATAGTTTAGATACTGAACAATTTGCAACATATAACCCATACAAGGTAACTTCAAAATATGTTTTAACTAAAAATGTTGCATATAGAGGGGGTCCGGAATATCAAAGAGAAGTATTAATTGATGATTTTCAAATTATAGAATATAGTTCTAAAGATATAGGGAACTGGACCCTTATATCAAAAGAATATTATAAAAATATTGTTATGCCGTTAATAAAATAATAAAGCACTCAAAAAAAGTGCTTTTTAATTAATATATTGTATTATTTTAGTATAATTTGTAAAATTTTCTTGATATATCACCTAATATTTTATATAATATATTTATTGGCGAATGTTTGCCTATAGTATAATAAAATGGAGTATAAATTTATGATATGTAAAAATTGTAATACTGTAATTCCTGATGAGAGCGAGTTTTGTCTGAAATGTGGTTGTAAAGTAGATAAGCCAATAATACAGGAATTTGAAGAAGAACAAAATAACAAACAATTTAATGTAAAAAAAGACTACACATCAACTAATGTAATCGTAGGAGTTATAGCTTTTTTTTTGTTTATATCAGTGGTTCTTTATTTTGGGCTTAAAGACAAACAAGAGGCAGATTTTAAAACAGCTGGCACAGAAAAGCAAGAAAGCCAAGAAGAAATTAATTTAAGAATTTATACTTCAGCAGTAAATCATTTTGAAAAAGGCGAATATGATATAGCTAAAAATCTATTTATGGCTATACCAGGCTATAAAGATTCAGACGAATACATATTAAAGATGGGAGATTCAAAGAATGTCAATACTTTCGAATCACAAGTAAAAAAAATTATGGAAGAAGACAATGTATCATATACTTGGAAAGATATACAATATGATATGCCAAATAAATTAGATGAAAAATTTATAGTAGCTGGCATTGCAAAATTAAGCGATTATTATAATTATGGCTTTGAAGATATAGAAAAATCTCATTTTGCTGTAAGAATAACTCCATTCGATGGGGATTATCTCAATACTTGGACTTTATATTTTGAAAGAGAGGGTTTTGCACAATTATTTAATAATCTAAAAAATAAAGATACATTAATTGTTGCAATTTGCGAAATTCCAAAATATATGTATAAAGATGGTCAAGGAAATATGGCTATTGTTAATTCGGCTAGATGGTCTGAATAATGTTTATATTAAGTGCCTAAAGGGCACTTTTTGTTTTATGTATTTTTAGAAACTTATAAGCTTTACACTTAGATATATGAGTTTTAAATTAAATAAATAGCATAACTTAAAGCACTCGAAAGGGTGCTTTTTATATGCCCAAAACTTACTCATGGCGATAAAAGGTGTATGAATAGTCTTATAGACTTAAAATGAAGGTAGAAATGCCAGAAATAAATTATGTACAAGCTACAACTGAAACAACAGAAACACAACAATCACAATATACACAAATGCAAGCTAATGTAGATGAAACAGCAACTAATCAAGCTGAAAAAATATTCACGCAATCTGATGTCGATAAAATAGTAAAAGATAGATTATTTCGTGAAAGACAAAAGCTTGAAAAGGAAAAAGAGGAATCAGTAACAGAAGCAATCAAACTTCAAAGAATGAATGAAGACCAAAAGGCTGAGTATGAAAAACAAAAGAAACTTGATGATTTAGCTAAGAGAGAAAAAGACATAACTACAAGAGAATTGAAAGCACAAGCTTACGAAACTCTTGCAGAAAAAGGACTATCTAAGGAACTTGTTGATATCCTTAACTATGATAACGCTGAACAATGCAATAAAAGTATTGAGGCAGTAGAAAAAGCTTTCCAATTATCTGTTGAGAAAGCTATAAATGAAAAATTAAGGGGTAATGGTGTTCCTAAGGGTAACACAGGAAATCAAGCAGTAGATACTAGTCAAATGACTTATACTGAGTTAGTTGCGTATATGACTGATAATCCTGGAGTAAAAATATAACTTAAAGAAAGAGGTAATAGAATATGCCTAACACAAAATTTGATTCAAAAAGTTTTAATCCTGAAGCATTTGGAAAATATGTAGACAGGATACCAAAGTTAAGAAGAAATTAGCTAATAAAGTCTCGTGCATTAAAAGGCAGTACTAAGATTAGAGAAGCATTTAACTCACAAACAGGTACACACTATGCTATATTGCCTATGCACGGAACACTTGATGGCGAGCCGTTGAATTATGATGGAAAGACAAACATCACAGCTACAAGTACAACAACCTATGAACGTGGTGTTATAGTAGTAAGTCGTTCTAAAGCATGGTCTGAACTTGACTTCTTAGAAGATATAACTGGTGGTGTTAAATTTATGGACAATGTAGCTAACCAGGTATCAAGTTACTGGGAAGATGTAGACCAAGATACTTTATTAAGCATTCTAAAAGGTATCTTTGAAATGACAGGAGCTGCAAATTTAAAATTTGTCGATGGACATACACTTGATATAGTTGCACTTGTTGGAGAAGATAAAGACGATAATCCTAAATCAAATGTAGGCTCAACTACACTTAATACTGCTATACAGAAAGCAAGCGGTGATAATAAATCTAGATTCACTTTAGCAATTATGCACAGTGCTATAGCTACTAATCTTGAAAATCTAAAGTTATTATCATACTTAAAGTATACCGATAAAACAGGGATTCAAAGAGATTTGTCTATGGTTACATGGAATGGGAGAACAGTTTTCATAGATGATAATATGCCAATAGAAGAGGTTAATGAAAGTACTCCAGGAGCAGGTGATGGTTACACAAAATATACTACTTATGTATTAGGCGATGGCGCATTTGACTTTGAAGACATTGGAGCAAAAGTTCCATTTGAAATGAATAGAGACCCAGCAACAAAAGGTGGACAAGATACGCTTTATAGTAGACAAAGAGAATGCTTTGCTCCTTATGGAATCTCATTTACAAAGAAATCTTGTGCAAACTTATCACCAACTAATGCAGAATTAGAGAATGGACAAAACTGGGAGCTTGTAAATAATGGAGAGGCTGGAGCTAAATTAAAACACATTGACCATAAAGCAATAGCAATAGCAAGAATAAAAAGTAGAGGATAGGAATATCCTCTACTTTTTAAATGAGGTTAATTATGTCTCAATTAGAAAAAGTTAAAATTAGACTAGATATTACAGATAATACACAAAACAATTTACTTGAGCAACTCTTCGAGGATGCCGAGAATGAAATAAAAGATTATTGTAATCGAGATGTATTACAAACAAAAGCTCTAGGACTTCAAAGAGAATTAACTATTATTTATTACAATAGGCAAGGCTCTGAGGGTGGAATATCTGTAAGTTATAGCACAGAAATACCAGGTAATATAAAAAGCAGGTTAAATACCTTTAGACAGTTAAGGGGGGCACAGATAGCTAATGCTAGTAAAGAATAAGAAAACATATCATCTAAAACAAAAGACAGGTGTTACAGATAATGAAGGTGGCAAATATCCTGATTATTCTTCTGAAGCTACGGAAATAAAAGCTAATATCTGGACTGCTAGCGGAAAACTTCAAGCTGAGATGTATGGACTTAGAATTAACAACATTCTTAATATGCTTTATGATGGACCGATAACAATAACTGAAGGTGATTGTATATGCGTTTATGTTATTTCTGATAAAGAGCCGGATTATAAAGTTATATCTAAAAAAGGATATTCCCACGGTGGCTACGAATTGGAGAAAATATGAGTAAAATAGAGGGATTAGATAGCCTATTAGAAAAATTAGACAGTCTTGGTGGCAATGCAGAAAAGACTTTATATAAAGCTGTGAAAGAGCAAGGTAAATTTATCCAGGGTGAAGCTAAGGATAATGTTAGAGTTGATACTGGATCAAAAGGAGAAAATACTCCAGTAAAAGATAAATATCCTGGGGAGTTAAGCTATCATAAAGGACCATGGTTCATATACGAAAATATGATGAATGGTCTAAACATTAAACCTGTATATGTAGAAAATATACCTTTCTTCATCGGTAAAGATGGTAAAAAAATGTATATAATGAACAGACAACCGGCACAACCTTTTTTATACCCTGCACTAAAGAATAACAGGGAAAAGATAATTGAAGGTATAGGAAATGAAGTTAAAAAATCCATAAAGGAGATATCAAGACAATGATAAATGTTAAAGACCAAGTCCATAACGCGATAAAAGGCCTGTGCGAAAATGTATCAGATAGTTTATCCATCAGACTGGGCTACACTTCCAGCAATACAGTATGTAGAAGAGAATAATAAAGTATATGAATGGACTGACGGAGAAGAGTCAAAATCTTACTTAAGGTATAAGATTGATGTTTGGCACAATAGGATTATAAAGCAGACAGACTATATAAATATTATAATAGTATAACTACAGCTGGTTGGAAAATAGTAGCTATCTGTCCATCATATTTAGCATTTGGAACTTTTAATATAACTACAAATTATAATTATGCTCAGCCAAATATGGTTATTTTTAATGTTATTAAAAATTATGGTAATAAGGCAAGTTTAATTCAATTAAATAGTAGCATAGGTGGAGATAATATCATACCTAAAATTAGGATAGTACATGATGCAAATACAGCATATTTAGAAATTTATTACAATGTTAATACACTACAAAATATAGCAATAACATTAAGTGATTTTGACAAATGGATATTGTCAGATGCTATAGTTGATGGCTCAATACCACCTGGTTTTAGTGTACAAGAATTAACTATTATTGATAAAGGAATGTCTATAAACGAAACTAGTAGCCACAATATAAACAGGAACATGGACTCCTATCATTGTAGGACATACTGTGGCAGGAAACAATAATTACTCTGCACAAACCGGAAACTACATCAAAGTCGGCAAATTAGTAACATTATCATTTAGAATAACATTGTACGAAAAAGATACTTTAATGAGCTGTGTTATTCTTATTGGTGGATTACCTTATATTCCAAATAAAACATACTATTATGGTATTATAGCGTTAAGAAATTTTACATTAACAAGTGATGAAAGGGTATTTGTAACTACAATAGCTAATAATAATCGTTTAGAACTTCAAAGGCAAGTAAATACAGAACTTGGTAATATAAATGTAAGTAGGTTAAATAATAATACAGAAATATCCGGTTCAATTACTTACGAGATAGCATAGGAGGGCATATGGATAACATTCAAATAGATATGATTACAAGTGATAATGTAGTTATTAAAACTGTTAGCAAAGCAGGATATCATACCAAAGCATATATTAATAGCTTACAAGGTAGAGAAGAATTACAACAAGAGGTATACGAGCCATATTTATCTGAAGTCTTTGAGGTATGGGCGATGAACCTACTATAGAAGAACTAATAATAGAGGAAGAACCTTCCCCAAATATACCAACCATAGAGGAATATATTTTGCAACTTGAAGTAGCAGAAGTAAACAGAAAATCTAAGGAAATAGAACAACAAATATTAGGAGGCAATATCTAATGGAAAGAAGTTACTATTTTAATCTACAGAAAAGAGTTATAGAAAGCAAATTGAATACCAAGGAACAGAACATTAAAAATATTGCTTTATGGCAATCGGTAGGACTTTTAAAAGACGAAAATTTGATTGATTTAATGGTTATTATAGAAACTGTATATCCTACAGGCGTTGCAGGATAAATTTTAACATTCAACATTTTAATAATTTATAAAAGTTGATACTTCATGATACTTTTTATTTGATATTATATCAGTAGAATAAATCATGAGGTGAAAAAAATGAGTAAACAAAAAATAGTCAAGAATGTTTCTAAAAGTATAATGTCAATTCCTGAGATTTCTAAGGGGGTGATTTTATGCCGCTTTTTTTAGGCAAGGACGGAGTTAACAGAGAAATAAAAGAGGTTTATTTAAGTGCAGGTGGAGTTAATAAAAAGATAAATGAGTCTTACATTGGGCAGGGTGGAGTTAATAAGCTGATATATCAAGACAAAAAAGAATTTATAATTCCTAATGGAGAATTAGTTGGTACTAAAGAATTTAACAATATTAACATTTCTAATATTAAATTAATTTCTTTTAGACTAGCTGGATATAAATATAATATATATGCTGGAGGATGGGTAGATGGAACTGGAAATATAACTTTTTATGATTATGAGGAGAACTATATAAGAGTTAATTATGCTAAGACTTGGTTTGCGCCAAGAAAATCCGAAGATGTTGAACTACATCAGGATATATATAATATTAATTATCATACTAATACAGGCACTATTTATCCTATATATTTGAGACAAGATAAAAATGTATATGAAGATGGTTTGACAACAATAAACTTTCAAGATAAATATATAGAAACAGCAAGAAATGGTAGAAAAGTATTACCGGCTCCTATTAGTTCATTAAATTTTAATATAAAAAGAATTACTATGTATGGTGGAAGTATGTATGACGGCGGAAAGCTTTTATATAGTGATATTTGTATGAAAAATTTTTTATAAAAAGATAGATTTTGTGAAAAATCTTGACGTGCTACAGCAAGTTTAATAATAAAGTAGATATGCTTTATAAACATTTTGCGGACATCTTAATAATTTATAAAAGTTGATACTTTATGATACTTTTTATTTGATATTATATAAGTAAAATAAATCACGAGGTGAGAAAAATGAGTAAACAAAAAATGGTCAAAAGTATTTATAAAAGTATAACGTCAATTCCTGAGATTTCTATGGGGGTGATTTTATGACGCTTTTTTTAGGTAAGGACGGAGTTAACAGAGAAATAAAAGAGGCTTATTTAAGTGTTGGCGGAGTAAATAAAGAAATTAAAGAAATATATGCCGTTCAAGGTGGGGTTAATAGGAAAGTGTATAGCAGGGAGTTATTTAAGCTTGATAATTTTACGTTTTCAAATTTTAGTTGGCAGATGTTTTCTCTGCCTACAGAAATAACACCTACAAGTATTGAACTTACATTAAAACCGCATAATGCAACAGGTAATTATCAGGTTTGGTTAGAAAATACAGACGGTTCTTTTAGAATAATGTGTCATATTATTTATGATGTAGATGATGGCGACCCAGAAGTTGTTTGGCCTTATAAAGAAAATATATTGCGTATTCACCCAGTTGAAAATAGTTATACAGAAGATAACTCATATAATGGCAATACAAGCTATGTAAGATTTAGAATTTTGTTTCAAGGTGTTAGATGTTTACTTAACATTGATGATCGTCCAGCAGTAGAATATGTTCATTCAACAATTCCTAAAATAACACGATATAGGGTTGTTAGCAATGGTTTACCTGCGACTATTACGAATTTTATAATTAAATAATATAGAAAGATTAGAACAAGATTACAGTAAAAAAATTTACAAGAAAAAGCGACAAACTACAACATTAAAAGATATAATAATGGCACTGTTATAGGTGCTATTTTTATACCTTAAAACGAGGTGAATATGAGTAATGAAATTATAGTAGCATTAATAGCGATGATCGGCACAGCATTAGGCACATTTGGTGGGATAATAACAGCAAATAAACTTACAAATTATCGCATAGAACAGCTGAAAAAAAGGTAGATAAACATAATACGGTAATAGAAAGAACTTTCATATTAGAAGAAAAAATGAAAGTTGCAAATCATAGAATCGAGGACCTTGAAAATGAAAAAGACTAAGTTTAGTAAGAAATTGCTAGTGTGTATGTTTCTTTTTTTATTGCTATTTATAATAGCTGTGCTGTTCCTATTTTATAAAACCTCTGCTGAACCAAGCACATTAATTATGAGTGTATTTGGTTTTTGCGGCTTAGAGGGTGGGATATTAGGTTGGATTAAAACAATTGAAAGTAAAAATAATAAAAGTGAGGATTAAAAAATGAAAATTAATTGGAGACAAAAACTAACAAGTAGAAAGTTTTGGGATGCCTTTATAGGCTTTATTACAGCTCTATTAATTGCCTTTGGAGTGGATAATCTTACTATAGAACAAATTGCGAAGGATAATCCAGGAGGATATGGACTATATATAGCTGTGTATCATGGCAACTTTGGTTCTCTTAGTGCTCATTTAAGTAAATTTAATTGTAAGGTGGGACAAAAAGTAAAAGCAAAAGATTTAATCGGTTATAGTGGCAATACAGGAATGTCAACCGGACCTCACTTGCATTTTGAGATTAGGGACTGTGTTTATAGCAAGTTTTGGGAAAAAGATGTAGACAGTAAATATAAACATGCAGTAGATCCTCAGCCTCTGCTAAACAAAATTACAAAAACTGATAGAGAAAAGGTACAAGAATATTTCGGTTTTGATAATAATACAATGTTTTTTAGATAAACATCCATATTTTAAAGATTTATACAGGAAGATATCTAAGGACTGTAAGTAGATTAATGTAAATTCCACTCTGATTTATTTGAAGTGACTCCAAAAAATTTGTCTAACTTTTGCGGTCACTTCAATAGTCTTGTTTTTTTATTTGACAAATATTTACATAATATATATTATTATAATTACAAATAATTAAAAACAATAGAGGTATTAATATGAATAATAAAAAATATCAAGTATTTATTAGTTCTACTTATAAAGATTTGGTTGAAGAAAGAAAAAAAGTTCAAGAAGTTATTTTGAGTATGTATCAATTTCCTATAGGGATGGAAATGTTTAGTGCAGATGATGAAGAACAATGGGAAACTATAAAAGAAACAATTGATAGTTCTGATTATTATGTTTTAATTATTGGGCATAGATACGGTTCTGAAACATCTGAAGGTATAAGTTTTACTGAAAAAGAATACGATTATGCTAAAAGCAAAAACATCCCTATATTATCATTTATAAGAAATAGAGATGTGGCATTGAAAGATAGCGAGCGTGAAAGCAGTACTGAAAAAAATGAGAAGTTAATTAAATTTATTAAAAAATCAGAAGATAATAAAATGTGCGATTATTGGACTGATAAAGAAGAGTTAGGTACAAAGGTCTCGGTTACATTATATAAACAAATTTTAAAAAATAAAAGACCCGGATGGATAAGATCTGATAATTTAAATATTGATAATATAGTTAATGAAATGTCTGAATTAAGTAAAGAAAATAGGAAATTAAAGTTAAAGTTAGAAGAGTTAGAAAGGTTGCAAATTGTTAAGATTCCTAAAATAGGCGTAGAAATTAATAATAATAGTGATATAAAGCTAGATTTTTTAAATTTTAATCAACTTTTAAATTATAATAAAATAATGTGGGATGTGCTTACAGAAAAACAGAAAGAAAATATAACTATTGAAGAAATAAATGAATACAATTCTTCATTGCCAACAAAATCAGAAATACATTTTTACAATATAGAAAACGAAAAATATTGGCGAGTAAAAAATACAGGAGTTTGTCTAGAATTTAATATATATAATGATGGAAATATAAAAGCTAATGATATTAATATAGAAATAATTGCTCCAGAGGAAATTTTGATATTAAAAGAATATGAAATAAATAATTATAAGAAACCCGAAGGCTTCAAAATAAAATCTAATCCATTAGTTAAAAGTAATGAAACTTTTACTTCAAGTTATGCAGTAAAATTTCCTGTTTTAGAAAAAATGGCTCCTAACGTATTTAGTAAAAGAAGTTCTAAATATATTACGGTAATTAATAATGCTATTAATATTCATTTAGATAATTTGCTGCATAAAAAAAAATATAACTTTGCAGAT